CAACTTCACCATCGACCGTTGTGTGCTTTCCTGTATAAGGATCGATGTCTACCTGTTCACCGTTATACGTGTGATACTTGGTCGATAGGTATTGAGGTTCAGCAGAGTAGACAGTCAGTGTCTGAACTTCTTCGGATTCACCAACCACCGATGTAATGTCTTCACCGGATGATACGAACACACCCTCGTATACTTCGATCACGAGTTGACCTAGGTTCACATCACGTGATAGGACTCTACCTGAAGCACCTGACGTTTGTCCTGTAACCAACTGGCCGACGAACATCTTGTCTAGCATGCTTTGGTTAGTGTTTACTACGGTATGGGGTAGATCTTTCTTCACCTGATCGAGCACTTGCAAGTCAGTTCGAGGCCACCCACACTCTCGTAGGTCTGGATTCATAAGATAAAACGTCCAGTGCAACTGTGGATTATTGTACAGTTTGTATGCAACATGATCCGCACGTTCACCGTGTTGGATGTAATAGTCGACATAGAATGAATCGTTCACTCGCAAGGTGTCTAACACTTCTGCATATATCGTTAGATCTTCGGTAAAACTCAGTTGGTCGGCATCTCCGAATCGATAAGATGTATATGGGAACATTCCGAAAAACATTAATATCCCTCCTCAATGTCTGTTCTGTTGAGTGCGATGTCTTCCTTAAAGGTAAGTGACAGATCATACTCTACTGGACGACCGTCTTTGTGGTATGCCATACTAGACGGGTTATAGTTAGTAGCAATGCTCTCTAGATAACACTTCTTGATTTTGGTTCCGATCTGTACTTCCTTGCCCTCAGAGTCTGTCGACGTGAGTTCGATGTTGAACATCCACGGATATTTGTAACCGACAATCGTACCACCTCGGGCATTGATCGGTTCTGGAAATGCGTAGTGACGGAAACGGTAGATGATTGCTTCGACCATCTCTGCTTCTGCTTCACTGACTGGAATAAACTTGAACTGGAATTGGAACTGACGTAGGTTCACTCCCTTGAACATTGCACGTGTGTTCGGGTTGATCGTTACCTGTGCGGCAAGGTTCATTGCTCCACGTAGTTCATCTGGTAGTGCCTTGCCCACTAAACTCTGTGATGCTCGTAGAGTTGCGATTTTAGCAAGGTCGTTTCCGTTGGTAGTACCAGAGAATAGATCTCCGATCGACTTGAATCCATTGACTAGTGCCTGACCCACAACACCTGTGACAGAGCTGCCACTTTGAAATGCATTTAATGCAGCTGCACCTGACATGCCTAGGTCAACATTAGTGTACTGCATAGCATCATTTACTGCAAACCCAACAGGCAAGTAGAGAGCAATTTGTTCTGCTACTTGAGGTTGTGTCTTTGGTGCCATCTCTGGTGCTTCTGCATCACCTGCTTCTGCCGTCTTAGGTTTGTCACCTTCACCCATTTCCTTGAGAGTACTATCGGCAGATGCTTTTTCTGCCTCACATACCTTTAGTGCTTCTTCTGTTTGCTTAATCTCTGTTTGGCATTCACTAAGTTCTTTTACTGCTTGAATATTCTTAGCATTATTTGATCTACCCACCTTAGCATCAGATTTAAGTTCATTTATTAGTTTCTTGGCATCAGAGGCACGTGCCTTGAGTTCTATTAGTTTTGCTTCTAAATCCTTTTTCCTTTTCTCATACTCATCGGTAATCTTCTTTGCTTTCTCAAATTTCTTAGAGACACCATCAACTGACTCTGATCCTGCCTCTAAAGAGGATAATGTCTTGACGGGTTCAAACAAGATTTTAGTAGGGCATCGTTTACCGGCAGTTGTACCGTCCGCAGGGTACTGCAGTTTCCCAGACTTTTGCTTATTCTTTTTCTTTGCTTTGGTTTCGGTAGGTCCATCTTCACTACCACCGGCTGCACGTCGTATTTGTTCGGGAGTTAGTTTGTCACCAACCTTCACGTCAAAGATGTCGTCGTTATCTGCCATGAGAAAATCTCGTGTCTATAAATATGATTTAACTATTTATACACAAAATCCAAATGAAGACTTACAAGGGACGATACAAACCAAGTAATCCGTCGAAGTACGTAGGTGACGTTGATAACGTCGTCTACCGATCCGGATGGGAACGTCACGTAATGAAGTGGTGTGACAGCAACCCCGATGTCGAACAATGGATGTCTGAAGAACTAATTATACCATACATATGTGAGACTGACAAGAGACCTCATCGATATTTTATGGATTTTGTGATCAAGTATCGATCCGGTCGAGTGACACTAGTTGAGGTTAAACCAGAGAAAGAAACTAAACGTCCAGAGAAGAAGCAAGGCAAGTCACGACAAAGACTCCTCAGTGAAGGTCTGACGTATGTCAAGAACCAATCCAAGTGGAAGGCCGCATCCGAATACGCAAAGGATCGGGGATACCACTTCGAGATATGGACAGAGAAAGAACTCACCGCAATGGGCATCATGCCCAAATCAACGCAACGCATGCGTACCAAGAAACCCCTGAAAAAATTACCACCGTTCAGAAAAAAGAAAAAATGAGTATAAATAGAACCATTAAGTCTTAACAGAACGGGTACACATGTCTAATATCTTTCAACGATTAGAGTTACAGGCATTCCGTGCTGGGGTCACTCCACGTACTAAGGAGTCCCGTGCATGGTTTCAAAAGAAGATCAAGAACCTTCGTAGTATTAATCGTGAACAACTAATGAAAGAAGATCCTCTGAAGCAGACTTCAGAAGAGATTGTGGGTAGTATGTACATGTTCTTCTATGACCCAAAGTTTAAGAACGATCGAGTCAAACTACCGTACTTCGATTCGTTCCCTTTGGTTGTAGTTGTCGGTCCAGCAAAGGGTGGGTTCTTAGGATTAAACCTTCACTACCTACCTCCAGTGCTACGAGCAAAAATGCTCGACGCATTGATGGATATCACCAACAACGAGAAGTTCGACAAGACGACCCGATTCAAGATGTCGTATGAGTTGCTGGTTAAGACAAGCAAATTAAAATACTTCAAGCCGTGCCTCAAGCACTACTTGAACGAGCACGTCCAAAGTAGATTTGCAATGGTACCACCACCAGAGTGGGAAATTGCTACGTTCTTGCCGACACAGCAGTTCCGTTATGCAAGCAATGCGAAAGTTTACTACGACTCAAAACAAATGATAGGTGACTAATCGTGGCAGGGATAGAAGAATTAAAGAGCAAGGTGATCTCCAAGAACGGTATGGCATTCTCCAACCAGTTTGGAATCGAATTACCTAGTATCGGTGGAGAAGACAAAGACACCCTGAACATCCTATGTAAGACTGCCGAACTTCCTGGTAAACAGATCACTACAATTGATCGTAATATAGGATTGCAGTTTGAAAAAGTGGTAAATGGTTTCGCAGTACCTGACGTTGCAGTATCATTCATTATGTTGAATGACTACGGTGTCAAAAAATACTTCGATAACTGGACAAGAATGATGGTGGACGAAGAGGGTGGTCGAGTCGCATATAAAACCGACTACGCAAAGAAGATCACTATCCACCAGTTATCCAAGCCGCAGGTTCGACTAGGGTTTGACCTAGGACCACTTGATTTTAATTTCGACCTTTTCGGCAACTCTATATACAGTGTGGAGTTAGAGGATGCATTCCCGACATCGATCAATGCGATCTCTCTAGCAAACGACGCAGACCAGTTGGTTGAGTTCTCAGTACAGTTCTCTTTCACTCGATGGTCGGTCAAGCAAGACAAACGTGATAGTCTATCAGACTTCATTGACGCAAAATTTAATGTGAACTTGGGCAAGTACATTTAAATTATAGGATAAATTATGGCATTACCAAAACTGAACGACAACCCTAGTTATAGGGTTACGGTACCATCGACGGGACAAGAAACTTCATTTCGTCCGTTCTTAGTCAAAGAGCAAAAAGCACTCCTTATTGCTTACGAGACGCAAGACAAGAAAGATATGATACGTGCTGTTTTAAAAACAATTGAAGCATGTATCGAAGAACCACTGAGAGGGAATCTTACAACCTTTGACGTGGACTATCTCTTTACAAAGATTCGTGCTAAGTCGGTAGGAGAAACCGCAGACATTCAAGTCAAATGTTCTAAGTGTGAATCGATCAACGAAGTTTCGGTTGAACTAGACAATGTTACTATGTCTGGTGAGGTTTCTGAAAATGTAATTTCTTTGAACGATGACGTATCTGTTGAAATGAGGTACCCAACGTATGAGCAGTTTATGGATAGTCAGACACTTCTTGAAGATGGATCACCGACAGAAACTTTGATGGACTTATTGATCGTCTGTATGCAGAGTGTGCTTACAGAAGAAGAACGTATCGATATGTCTACAGAAAGTCATGCATCTATCAATGAGTTTTTAGAGTCAATGACTGCAGAACAATTCGAACGAGTGACTGAGTTCGTGAGTAATATGCCTACGGTCACGCAAGAAATTGCTTTCAAATGCGTTTCATGCAAGCATAAAAATGTACGAACTCTGAAAGGAATGGATGATTTTTTTTGATCAATCTCTCTCACGACAACTTGATGAACTACTATCAAGTTAACTTTCAATTGCTAACTAATTTCAGTTATTCGTTGAATGAAGTCGAAACAATGATACCGTGGGAGAGAGAGATTTATTTAACGATGTTGATCGAAGACATCAAAGAGAAGAACGAAAGAGCAAAGCAACAACAAGGATAAGAAATGGCAGCTACTCTTGATTCTGTCGTAAATGAACTTCGAACACAGAGAACAGAAAATAAAACAAATTCTGAATCTGTTACTGAAGTTATGGGAGACGTGCGCAACCGTGTAGGGATGTCTAACAACACTCTACTCGATATGATTGGTAACGTGCGCCGTGTCGATCGTAATATTATTGCGATGAAGAACAATCCGAACGATATGTCAGAGGATCTGGTAAACGCACTTGTTCCTTTGCGCATGGGTATCATGTCATTAGTCACTGATACCAAGAGCATGCTAAGAGCAATCACCTCCCCACCAACAAATCCTGACGACCTTGAAACAGCAAGAGATGATGCTTCACATAAATCTAAGGTTATTGAGTTACTAACACAGATCCGTGACCGAAGTAGTGGTGGCAATAATGATGATCCAAGTGACAATACCCCCACAGGAAGGGGTCGTCCGTTAGGTGTTTTAATTGGTCCTGCCGCAACTCTTGCGGTTTTATTGGGGGGATTAGCAGGTGCGGCTGTAGGTATCACAAAACCTCTTCGTATGATGGCAGGTGCTATTGGTAGACTTTTGAAATCGATGAGTCCTAAAGTGATTAAGGATTTCGCAACCAGCATTAAGACCTTTGCTATTGACATGGGCAAAAGAGCAAAGGATGCGTTCACTGCATTTGTTGCTACTGTTAGATCCACTGCCGGTATGATAGGTAATACAATCAAAAGTGTTATAGTAGAGAGTAAACTTGGACAAGCAGTCACTCGTGTTAAGGATGGTTTTAAATCACTTGCGGCACCGTTTCAAACTCTTGGACAGACTCTTGGTAAAGGAAAGGGGATGTTAAGTGGCATCATTCAACCGTTTCAGAAGTTTGGTGGATTTGCGAAATCATTTGCCTCAACTTTCGGTGCTGTCTTTAAAATCATAGGAAAAATATTTGCACCACTGTCTGCTATTGTCATCATAGGAAAAAATATTATCGGTGATTTGATGAGTGGTGACTTCGGATTTGGTACCATAAAAGAGATCATAGATGATCTTGTAAAGTTCTTTGTCACTGATCTACTTGACATGATCAAAGGTGCATTTTCTTGGATTGCTGGCAAATTAGGATTTGAAGGGATCGCAGAATCCTTGGACTCTTTCAGTTTCAGTGCATTATATCAGAAGTTATCTGACACCATCTCCGATACAATTGCTGGATTTTTCGACGCATTTAAAGATGAGGGTGGTAAATTAAATTTCGGAAAGATGATAGGATTTGTGCTTCAGAAATTTATCTCTGTAGTAACGGCGATCCCACGAGCAATATTGAGAGGAATTGCTTCTGCGGCAGAAGAATATCTTCCATCTTTTTTAAGTGCTAAAGTTGCAGATGGCCTTAAAGGGATGGAAAGCAAACTCGATAAGGCATTCGGTATTGATGCGGATATCAAGGGTGCTATTGAAGCACGTAAGTCGGCACGAGCAGAAGAACTGAACAGTGCAACTCAAGAGTCAGATGAATTAAAAAGAACTGCTGGTAACGTCACCATCATGGACAACTCTCAAAACAATACTGTCGCAGGTGGTGGGGGTGGTGGATCTCCGTCACTGGGAACGTCGTCTGCAACAGACGCACACGACCCAGCAACAAGTCACATATAAGAAAAAGGGGACTCGATGTCCCCTTATTTTTTACTTCAAGTGTGTTTCAATTTCAGTCATGATTCTTGACTTACTCCAAGACTTACGGACAACAATGCCCTTAGTCTCAGCAGTATCAATCAACTGTGCCTTAGACAAGTTGACCAAGTCTGGTTGACTTGGGTTGGTAGGTCTACCACCACCCGTAGTCTTTTCTGGTTTACTTGACACTGATCGGTAGATCAGACCAAGGGCAACCAGACCCGCAAGAATCAGAATAATCATGTTAGTGTCCATTGATTAGTCCTCCGCAGCCATCTGAGCAAAATAAGAAAGGGTGTCGTCTTCTTCTGCGGCAACCGCAGGAGTTGGTGCCGCAGCAGGTGCGGAGACAACAGTCGGTTCATCTGCAGTTGCGAAAGGTGCCACCTCTGCAGTTTGGGCAAGTGCTTCGTTCTTCAACGTTGCACCAGCACCAGTAGCAAGACCCAGTACAGTCTCCAGTTTTGCCTTAAGATCATCGTAAGACTTAAACCAGTTAGGGTCGTGTGCATTCGGATAATTAGGTACCACAAACTCATTCAGGTCGTAAAGAGTATTGTAGATTGCTTCAAGTTGTGTCTCATCGGCACCAGCAAGAGGAGAAGTTGACTTGAAGTCAGACTTATCGTAGTTACGATATCCAGCAACGTTGCGGATCTTTAACTCGAAATCTGCTCCACCCCAAAAATCAAATGGGTTGACAGGTTCTTCGCCTGGGAATTCTGGTTGCATCTGATCCATGATCTTGTCGAAGATCTTCTTGCCGAACTCGTAAATGAATACCTTGCCGTTGTTGGCAGGATTGGCAGGATCGTTGATGACTTGAATGTTAGTGACGTAGTGCAGACGACGCTTCTGTCGACGTGCTGTCTCTTTGTCCTCTTCAATGCCTGAGTTCCACAGACGTGAGTTTAACTCACCGACTGGATCATTCTGACCTAAAGTTGTAAGAGATCGTTCGATATACCACTGACCAGTTGGACCCTTGAATGCGTGATCCCAGTAACGTACCCACGGAAGATCTTGACCTTCAGTTGCTGGTAAGAAACGAATCACAGCGTAACCGTTACCCTGCTCATCAACAGTCGGTTTCCACTTTCGGTCGTCTTGGTATTTGTTGGTGTTAGAGACTTGACCAGATGCCTCGGTTGCGGCACTGACCAATTTTGAGATGTCCATAGATTTGGACTTTAGATTTGCAAAAGACATAATATGTACCTTGTATAAACTTAAATATAAACTAAAATATGAATCGCCTCTAGGGCATATGTATTTATACGTCTAACTGATTCTGTTTTGGCAGAAAGTTCAGTTGACGTGCCTCGTTCTCCAGATGTTCGACAATGGTCGGTGTCAGATATTTTTTGATATCCTCCAATTCCAGACCATTTTTCTCGCATAGGTGAACAATGCTGTCCATATAGGACATTTTGTTTTGATACACGAAAGATTCAATCATCTGAGAAAAAGACTTTTTTGTTAGAAATTTTTCCTCTGTGCTATCATCCATTGATTACCTCAACGTTGGAGACACTGTCCACACGGAAGGATCTCCAATCCTGTGAATCAATCGAATATGCTCGAACGACAGATCGATTAGCAGAGTTTACTTCCACACGAGATACCTTATCTCCAGAGAGTTCAGGCATATGTTCAGTAAGTAGTGTGCACGCCATGATGCGTTCCTCACCGTTCACCTTTGTGAAAGTAACTTCGAGAACATTCTTGCGTAGTTGGTCTACGATTTTATCATAATCAAAAAACGTCATAGTAGACCCCCTTAGAATCGATCGAAATCTTCGTCCTCTTCAGCAGACTCTTCAGGGTCTACATCTTGATGGACGTATTCAAGAAAGTCTTCACTCTGATCGAGAATAGCAATTGTATGCTCGAATGCTTCTAGAGTACGAATGACTGCTTTTCGAGTTTCGTCGTCTTCGGGTTTTTCACCGTGCTCCTTAACAAATAAATCAAGTGTGTCAAGGTAAGCACACCGCATATATTCACGAGTGATGAGTTCTACATCATCACGTGAGTACTGACCTAGATCGATCAGATTTTCAGGTTGTGGGATTGCCATTAATTCCATTCCTCTGAGTTTGTAGTAACCAAGTCTGACACATGACTTTCAATAAAACGATCAGTATCAGACCAACTAATGTTAGACTTATAATCTTGACGATCTAAAGTCTCAACTTCTTTTGCAAGTGCCATATTAGCACGTGCGATTTTGCCACGTTTCTGAATCTTAAGGGCAGCCTTACGAATCATTGCGTAACGTTCCTCTTTCGAGATTGCCATAATTATACCTCACTATGTATATGCTTGTCAAGTGCTTAAAACCCATTATTTGGATATAACCTATCCTCTGGGTAACCACGTTTCTTAACTTCTTTTTTACGATCGATGTGGGTAGATGGCCGATTGAACTTCGGAGCATTCTTTGCCACCGGATTCGATCGTCTGGTAGATTTCTTCTTCATAACGATATGCCTCCTCTTCCCAAGGTTGATCAGCATATCCGACATTGACGTACTCGACTCCATCGAAGATATGCTTATAAACAATACTGTGTCTTTGGTCACACCAAGTTAGTCCGATGTGAAGCAGTCGACCCGTAAGAATCTGAACTGCGTGAATTAGTTCATGTGCGATATGTACCTTTAGTTGAGTATCGTCGACATCGTTAGTTCGCAACCGGACATCGACACGATCCTCTGTCCCATCTGCCTCACCCGAAAAGACACCGATGTCATCGGCAAATGAGACCTTAATGTATCCACCCAAACGACCGATCCCAAGTGACTCCGCACAACGAAATACATAGTCTGAGATCTCGAAACTAGGAGAATCTTCGATGATAACGTTTTCAGCAATCATACATGTCCCTTAATGAATCGTTACGTCTGGAATGACTTCATCGAATCCTTGCAGAGAATCAATCTCCCCCTCGATTGCGTCACGAATCTCCGACTCACTCATACCCAGAGATTCCATACATTCAACCACGATCTCAGGCGAGATCATATCGTCGATCAACGAATCGAAGAGATCTCGAAGATACTCACCAACTTCACCACGAGCATACCATTCAGTCATTACTTAACCTCAACTACCTTGTTATCTTTAAACTCGACACCTTGGGGTCCAGTCAACTTACCAAGTAACCACCAGTCTTCTGCTTTCAGTTCTGGAGCATAGGTGTCCGAAGACTCCTCAGTAAACTCCATGTACTTACCAAGACGGTTGTACTTGTTGAGGTAGGTAACTGCCTCCTTGACGCACTCAAACTCCTTAGTGTCGAGTCGGTTGTTCAACTTAGGTTTTGCTGTAAACATTACTTCTCTCCTTTCATTTCGTGACGGTACTCTCTTTTCAACCACCACTTATACATTCCAAAATATTCTTTCGAGTCGTACATAGGGTTCCGACCTGTGAGACCCTCAATCTCTTCGCAGTGTTGGAACCACTTCTCATTACACCAATGACGGAAATTCATTATGCGTACCAACTTCGGTAGAAATCCTTACCTTCTTCGGCAGGACTTGCCATTCGCACATCGTCAATGTTGATGTACTTACCAGTGATTCTCTTCTTGAACTCACCACCAATGAACTCATCTTTGACGGGAACAACACGGTCACTCATGAAACCCTCAGAACCCTCAACAGAGGCAACCGCAATCTCACGCAGAGTGACAGTCGCACCCTTCTTAGCAACAACCTGATAGGCATCAATGTTGGTCTGTTCCCAACCCCAAGACGCAACGTAGATGTCACCTGCTTTGACACTCTCAAGGGCAGCTGCCTTGGCAACAGCACGGGCAATTTTGCGTTCTTCCTTGATCTTATCAGCACGTTCACAATCCACAAGGAACTGCTCGACGTGCTCGATCATGCGAGCAACACTACCGTAACGATAAGCAAACTCAGTCTTGTAACCCAGACGTGCACGTTTGCTAGGTCGTTGACACACTGCAGTGATCTTCTCTTCGTCGATGTTCAACTCAAGACCACGTGCTTTGTACTTTTCAATCAATGTCATCATAATCAATCTCTCCCAACTCAATTTACACAGGTATTATATCAAATTCTGGGATATTGTCAACACTTTTATATGACTTTTTTTTGGTAATTAGTCACAAATCTTCTGTTCAACAATCTGCATAGCACAGGGGTCTTTCGCAACAACATGCCACATCACAGTGTCCTTGTGTTGTCCGACGATAGTGATATCAAACTCTTCACCGTATATGTCGTATCCTTCGAAAGTCCACTCATAAAAGATGTTGGGTTCTCCCAGTCGATCGACCAATCGTTCATAAGACGCGTCGATGTATCCTTGCAACGTCATCCAAGCTTCTCCATATCTCTAACTCCTCAACCAAAATAGACTCCTATTATACCTGATCTGCAAATAAACGCAAGAGTTTTCTTAGATTATTTTGTTATATGTAAGTTACTTTTTATAGGAGCACGTTTAACTGACCTCAACCATGCTACCGGATCTTTAGGTTTCGACGGGGTCACTCGCAGACCCTGCTCTTTAAAGTTTGCTTTAAGTATCGACGCTGTCTCACGACCAAGGAACCTCGACACCAATTTTAATAGAGTCTGTCGAAAGGTCACGTGATGATGACTGTGCCCTGCACTGTGTGCCAGTTCGTGTAGGACGATGTACTTGTTGAAATCGAATGCTGGTGAGATCTCAATCCACGATCCATGTGACTTACCCATGTATGCGGCACGACTGCCCATATTGCGTGACTGGACAACTCGCACCTTTCCATGATATCGAGATACCTTCTCCCATGTCTTGGATGCAGTCACTTGTTTTACAAACTTTTCGACATCTTTGAATTCTTTGAGGTGTCCAATCAGTTCAGGGTGCTCGGTTTCAAGTTTCCATTCTGCATTGTAGGTCTTTCCTTTCTCACTATCCCGTTTCGGTAGAACTGTCTTTCGACGGTAGTAGTCGGAGTACTTGTGGGCCTGACTTGGGGTCAGACCCGCATTCACTGCTCTGCGATAAGCAGTCCGCATTATTTCTTCTTCCTTACCGTTTTCTTAACCGGAGTCTTCTTGGCAGTCACTTTCTTTTTCACTGGTGTCTTTCTTTTGACAGGTGCTTTCCTCTTAGGTGGTGCCCACTCCTTAGATAAGAACTCCTCAACTGATAGTCCACACTCACGAAGTGTTTTGTGGAATCTTTTTACGTCCAACATTTCCCATGAGTTGTTAATGAACGACCCGAAGTGATCGGTCACCTTCTCGCCCAACTGAAAGTTTTCTTCAGTCTCTTTGTCGAAGATGTATCGTACCTTCTTGGTGAAGTTTAACTTGATGACTTTAGACATAGGTCTCCTTAAGCAACTCCGTGAATGATGCCGATTCGTTTCTGCTTGTTGACGTTAACCGTCACAGTC